AATCATACATACGATGTCATCGGAGCTTACGTACCAACTAAAGAAATGGGAGGAGGTTCTGGACTCAAATACGCAGCAAGTACGATCATTTATCTCAGCAAAAAGAAAGAAAAGGATGGAACGGAAGTGGTCGGAAATATTATCAAGGCTAAGACTGCTAAATCGCGTTTAAGTAAGGAGAACAAAGATGTTGAAGTCCGTCTTTATTACGATGAGCGGGGGCTTGATCGTTATTATGGTCTTCTGGAACTTGGTGAGATTGGTGGACTCTGGAAGAATGTAGCAGGACGATATGAGATCGATGGTAAAAAGATTTATGCTAAGCAAATTCTAAAAGAACCAGAATTATATTTTACTGAAGAAGTGATGCAACAATTAGATGAGATTGCTAAGAAGGAGTTTAGTTACGGTTGATTATTGTTTATGGTTCTTTTAAATGGAAAGTGTTGAATTAACAGTCTTAAAAAATTTAATATTTAATGAAGAATATTCTAGAAAAGTAATACCATTTATTAATCTAGAATATTTTGAAGATAATTCTCAAAAAATTATTTTTGAAGAAACTGTAAAATTTATCTTAAAATATAATTCTCAAATTACACTAGAATCACTTTTAATTGAAATATCTAACAGAAAAGATATAAATGAGAGTGATATTAAATCTTTAACATCTTTAATCAATTCATTCGAATATCAACCATCCGACCAAAAGTGGTTAATTGATACTACTGAAAAATGGTGCAGAGACCGTGCCATTTATCTCGCTTTAATGGAATCCATTTATATTGCTGATGGTAAGGATGATAAAAAAAATAGAGATGCAATTCCTTCAATTTTATCTGATGCTTTAGCGGTATCATTTGATAATAATATTGGACATGATTATCTTTTAAATTATGAAGAAAGATATAATTATTATCACAGGAAGGAAGATAAAATCGAGTTTGATTTGGAATATTTTAATAAAATTACTAAAGGTGGTCTCCCAAATAAAACATTAAATATTGCCCTTGCAGGCACTGGTGTCGGTAAATCTTTGTTCATGTGCCATGTCGCATCTTCTGTCTTAGTTCAAGGAAAAAATGTCTTATACATTACTCTCGAAATGGCAGAAGAAAAAATTGCTGAGAGGATTGATGCAAATCTATTAAACGTTCCTATTCAACAGTTATCAGAATTACCAAAGGCAATGTTTGAAAGTAAAGTCAATACACTTGCCAGTAAAACACAAGGGTCTTTAATTATTAAAGAATATCCAACAGCATCTGCACATAGTGGACATTTTAAAGCATTGCTTAATGAATTAGCACTTAAAAAATCTTTTAAACCAGATATTATTTTTATTGATTATCTTAATATCTGTTCTTCTTCCAGATATAAGGGAAATAGTAACATTAATTCTTATACGTTTGTAAAAGCAATTGCAGAAGAACTTCGTGGTCTTGCCGTGGAATTTAACGTTCCAATTGTATCCGCTACTCAAACTACTCGTAGTGGTTATGGTAATTCTGATGTAGAACTTACTGATACATCAGAGTCTTTTGGTCTTCCAGCAACTGCAGACCTTATGTTTGCTCTTATCAGTACTGAAGAATTAGAAAATCTTGGGCAAATTATGGTAAAACAATTAAAAAATCGTTATAATGACCCAACAATCTATAAAAGATTTATTGTAGGTATCGACAGAGCAAAAATGAGATTGTATGATTGTGAACAATCTGCCCAAAATGATGTTATTGACAATAATGAATATTCTGAATCTGAACAGGATAAAACAGTAAAAAAAGAAAAATTTAATGGATTTAAATTTTAATAGTATTTTGGTAAAGAGTTTTATATTCTTTACCTTTTTTTATTACCTATAAATAAAATCACGAATAAGAATATAATTAATGAAAAAATTATTTAAAATATTGACAAGTGAAAGGGTTGAGTATAATAAAAAGAGTATAAAAATCTTTGATATGATGAGATATTCATCTCATATTACTAATATTTTAGAAAGTGATAAAGATAATTATATTAAAAATGTATGCTCATTTTTAGAAAAAAAGATAAGTGACAATACAATATTTTTTATTGATGATGAACGGTTTGAACCACAATATCAAAAAATTGAATTATTCTTTGAGTGTATAAAAAAAATAGATAGCAAACATAAAAATATAATTTATATTGTAAAAACTGAAATATTTGCTGATTATTTTGAAAAATATGAGATACAAAATTATATATTTGAACCACTGTTAGAAGTCATTAATTTTTATTACGGATCATTTAGAATAAGAAAATCTTTAATCGGAAATAAAATAAAGGACGTGCCATTTTGCTCATTAAATGGGACAAAAAATCAAGTTAGAGAATTTTTGTTATATAGATTGAACGATTATAATTTGTTACCTGAAGGATACGTTACTGCTTGTGGGCAATTTTTTCTAGACCTGAATGAAGACATTAGAAATAATATATCCAAAGATAAATTTTTTGATAAATTTTATTATGATGGAAATCATAAATATCATCAAGATAAAAATTTAGTAAATATTCTTTATATTGATAAAAATATTCCAGGTAATATATTTTTAACTGTCGAATCATTTAACTATGATAAAGTAGAAGAATCACTGAGACCATTATATACTGAGAAAACTTCTACTCCATTTTTGACAAAAAGAATACCTTTAATAATTGGATATAAAGATATTATTCAAGATCTTAGAATAGGTGGATTTGATATGTTTGATGATATAATTAACTATGAATATGATGAAATTGATCACATAGATTATCAAAAAAAGATTGACTTATGTATAAAAAACAATTTACATATTCTTGAACATAATGATTTTTATGATAATTTAGAAATTGATAAGAGATTGGAATATAATAAAAAACATTATAATATATGGGTAGAAAATCAAATTTTAAACTTCGAATCTAATATAGAAGAAAAATTAAAGTTATTTGTTTAATACATTATGAAAGATACATTTATTACTGGTAAAATAGATAGTAATCTAATTGGAGATTTTAAAAACATAGATTATCCTGGAAGAAGGCAATTTAGAGATGATGAGACTGTTGAGAGGTGGAAAAATCTCGGACATTTGTATGTAAATTATACTGGCTTTATTAGAGAAGAATATCGAGGATTGCCAGACTGGTGTGAAAATATAATTTTAGAAATAAAAAAACAACTAAATGTTTGCAACACTTCTTGTTCATTATATTGTATGCCTCCAGGTACAATAATGCCAGAGCATCAAGATGCATACTTAAATTATAAAAAAATATTTAATATTGGTGAGGTTGATAAAATTTGTAGGATATTGGTGTTTATGGACGATTGGAAATCTGGACACTATTTTGAAGTTTGTGACAATCCAATAATAAACTGGAAATCTGGTGATTATTGTATGTGGATTGGAAATACTCCACACATTGCTGCTAATATTGGAAGAGAAAATAGATATACATTACAAATAACTGCAACGATTGACGATGAGTAAAAGAAGAGCCGTTATAGATGAACTAGTAGAACAGTATCCAAAGTATTGTTCTTCTTTCACGTTCAAACTCCAAAAAGGAATACCTGGAGAAGTAATTCATAAAGAAGGATTTGTTAATTGCTATATTGATTCGATAAACTATCTTGTTTATATGCATATTGATAAGTGTGGAAGTACCTCTATTACAACCGCATTGGAAGATCAAAAACCTTACTTTTTAAGAATGGATAAGATTCCAAAGTCTGAAGAGTTTGCTAAACTTTTAGTGGAAAAAGAATATAAATTTTTTACTGTTGTTCGTGATCCAGTTTCTAGGTGGATGTCTGGATTGAACGAATTTATGTGTAGATATAGACCACCAATCAAATATGTAATAAATCAACTAAAAGATAAAAGATATGTTTTTGATGAACATACAGCACCCCAACATTTATTTTTAAGATTGTGTATAGAAAATGATGCTAATCTTACTTGTATAAAAATGAATTCTGATATGGAGAAAAAAATAAATGACGTTATTAGATGCTCTTTGAAAAATGAATCTACTAGAACTTCATACGTTCCATTAAAACTTCCACATTTAAGAAATTCCAAGTATTTTATACCGAATTATATAAGTGTTTGTAAAAAATTATATGATGTTTATATAAAACCAGATACTACTCATTTTGATAAACTTTACAGCATAGACATTGACCTTTATAAAAACGCAATATGAATAACTTTAATACAGTAGAAAAATTTGAAAAAATCATAGCAAATTTTTTTGGATCTCCTTATGCAGTAGCAACAGATTGCTGTACTCATGCTATAGAACTATGTTTAAGGTATGAAAAATATGATAATATACAAATTCCTGAGCATACTTATATCTCTATACCATTTACAGCAGAAAAACTTAATTTAAAATGGGAGTGGAAAAAAAATTATTCGTGGTGTGAATACTATCATATTTGGAATACAAACATAATAGATGCTGCAGTTTTTTGGGAAAAAAATGGTTATATTCCGAATACTTACATGTGTTTAAGTTTTCAGTATAAAAAACATTTAAATCTTGGTAGGGGTGGTATGATATTATTGGATAACTATGAATCTTATAAAGAACTCAAAAAAATGGTGTATGATGGAAGAACTTCTGAAAAACCTTGGATGGAACAAAATATTGATACGATAGGATATCATTATTATATGACGCCAGAAGTTGCTGAAACTGGCATACATAAATTTAGTAAAATTTCTGAAAAACAAACAAAAAAATGGGGATATCTAGATTATCCTTTTTTGCCAGATATGGAGGTGTTTAAAAAAAATGGATTTAGAAAATAAACTTAAAGGTCTCCCCCCAGTTTTTTATTTGAACCTTGATCATAGGACAGATAGAAAAGAATATATGGAAAATCAGTTTAAAGAAAGAGGTATAACTGATTATACTAGAATATCTGCTTCTAGATTTGCAACATCAAAAATTGATGAGTGGGGTCATAGATTAGACTTGATGCTATTGGCTAAATCTGATGCATCCATTGTAATGAATCAGTTTACTACAATAATTGATTGGTATAATTCTGGTATATCAGAAACTTGTATAATAATGCAAGATGACCTAAGTTTGGAATTAATTGATTATTGGTCATTCGACTGGAATACTATCGTTAAAAGTTTGCCATATAATTGGGATTGTGTTCAATTTTATCATTGTCACAATGAAGAAATGCGTATGCATTTGCATAAAAGAAGTTATGGTAGTTCTTCTGCTGCTTGTTACATGATTAATAGATGGTACGCAGAAAAGTTAATAAAGATGCATTTGCAACCAGATAACTCATTTAAACTTAAAAATAATTTGAAGGATGTAAGTGTTCCTAAAGAGTGTTATAGTAGTGATGACTTCTTGTTATATCAAATTGGTGTGAGTTATAGTTTACCAATTCTATGTTTAAACCAAAGACTTTCTCAAACTCCTGATAATAAAATGCAAGAAGATGAGACTGAAGATGACTATGATCCAGTTATAAGCATATATCACAACAAAATTCACGATATATTGGCTAGTACTTGCGTAAGGAGATGGTGGGAAAATGAAAGTTCAAAATATAAAGCAGAAGATATTCTGAGTTATGGTGGTTCTATACATAAAAAGATGATTGTACCAATACCAAAGTTTAATAGAAAGGTGCTTCCAAAATGAACGTAGAATTGAATAAATTAAAAACAATAGGATTTCCAAAAATCTTTTATTTGAATTCTGATTCTAGACCAGATAGAGGAAATTACATGGAATGGTCTTTTGAAAAGTGGGGAATAAAAAACTATGAGCGAGTTCCTACTAGTAGATTTTCACCAACAAATTACCATGATTGGTCGGAATTAATTTTAGATGAAAATATTTTACAGACACCTGAAGAAATATCAAAAACTATTAATCATTTGAAAACAATAGTTGATTGGTATGATAATGGTGATGAAGAATATTGTATGATAATGGAAGACTTGATTGATATGAAATCAATAGACCAATGGATGTTTGATTGGCAAACACTTTATAAAAATCTACCTTATAATTGGGATTGTATACAGTTATTTTTTTATAGCAATAGAACCATCAACATGCATCTAAAACCAAAAGATGATGATACAAAAGGTGTATATTGTTATATGATAACTAGGCAGTTTGCTAAAAAAATTAAAGAACTTCATTATCATGATGGAAGATTCAAATTTTTTATTAATAATAGAAATTTAAAATTACCAGAATATAAGTATGGGTCATTAGAATCCTTTTTATTTGAATTGGGAATAACCTATACTTTACCAGTATTTTATTTGAGTTTAAAACATTTTGGTGAACCTAAAGAACTCGAAGATACATTGTGTAAACTCTCTTCGGAATCTATTGAGTTTTGGTGGAAAATAAAGTCTAAAGAATTTTCTATGCAAGAGTTCTTTTCATATAATAAAAGATATGATTGGAAAATGGAAGTTCTTTTTGATTTAAAAGAAAAGCAAGTGTATATGGATAAAGTTGAAAAAATAATGTTATGGATTTAAAAAATAAATTAAAAAATATGCCAAAAGTCTATTATTTTAATTTAGATAATAGAACAGATAGAAAAAAATATATGGAAAAACAATTTGATAGGTGGGGCATAAACTATCAAAGAGTATCTGGAACCAAATACCTAGCTTCAAAAAACAAAGAATGGAAGCATTTAATTATTGATGTAAAAAACTACAAATTGTTAGTTCCTATTGCAGCAAATGCTATTTCTCATTTGGAGTTTTTAAAAAAATGGTATGAAGAAACAACAGATCCGTATGTTCTGTTGATGGAAGATGATTATGATTTAAATCTAATAGAATATTGGCATTTTGATTGGGATTACTTAATGTCTAGACTTCCATATGATTGGGATTGTCTGCAGTTGGGATTTGAGAATCCAATAGGAATACCTTTTTATCTACATCCAATGGCAACATCTCATGATTTTGGACCATGCTTACTTAATAGGGATTATGTATACAAACTAATATCCTTGCATTGTGTTGATGATAAGTACAAACTAATTAATACCATATCTAATGGTGCTTGGAATGCTGAGGAAGGTGGATGTGGATCTGGAACAGTAGATTACTTTATATGTCATTGTGGTAAAACTTATTCCATACCATTAATAACAATAAATCCATCTTTTGGTAGTTTTGAGAATAATAGTTTACTTCAAAAACTCTATAGAAATAATGGCGATGTGATGGCTAGAAATACATATTATTATTGGTGGCAAAATGAAAGGGATAAGTTTACTTTAGATGATTTTTTTACTTATGGAAAAAAACATGATCGCAAAATGATATTAGACCAAAAACAATATGGAAACTATAGACCTAAAAAATAAATTAAAAGGGTTTCCCCATGTTTATTATTTTAATCTTGACCAAAAAAGAGATCGTAAAAAATATATGGAAACCCAATTTGAACGTTGGGGGATAGAATATACTAGAATGTCATCTAACATATATTCTATATGGAATTATGATGATTGGACCACAAATAAAGTAACTGGCGATAAAAGTGATACTGATCAAAGACTTTATGCTCCAGCAATGATGCATTTTGAGTTATTTAAAAGATGGTTACATGATACAGATGAAGAATACATTCTCGTAATGGAAGATGATTATGATTTAAATTTAATTGAATACTGGCATTTTGATTGGAATTATTTGATGTCTAAATTGCCTTATGATTGGGATTGTATTCAATTAGGATTTGAAACTTCAAATGTAATATCATTTTATCTTCATCCAGTAAAAGAAGACTATTCTTTTGGACCCTGCTTGTTTAAAAGAGAATATGTAGAGAAACTTTTAAGACTTCATTCTGAGGGATTTAAATATAGGTTTGATTTTAATATTTCTAATTGTCATTGGAGAGATAGACGAAATTATAAAAATGCTGCAGGTTCTTTGGAATATTTTATGTGTCAATCTGGAAGAACTTATTCAATTCCATTAATTGCATTAAACCCTTATTTTAGTTTTTGGTACTATAAAGATAAATGGATACCTAAATCTTATTTTCAAATGTGCTATGATTCTTATTATGATTGGTGGCAGAATGATAGAGATAAGTTTACTTTGGATGAATTTTTTACTTATGGAAAAGTAAATGATAAAATTATGGAAAGAAATCTCGAATATTGTGACACTAAATATTTTGAAGAAAAGACCAAAGTATGTAGAGAAAAATTCTTGAAAAAATATGGATTTAAGTAATAAGTTATTCGGAATACCAAAAGTATATTATTTTAATTATGATGAGCACAAAAACAGAAATTACCATATGGATAGAAATCTTGGTAATTTAAAGGTTGCTAATTATGAAAGAATTTCGGCATCAAAATATACATCCAAAAATTATGATGAATGGAAAAATTTAATCATAGATGTTGAGAATTATAAGTTAACACCAAATATTGCTGGATATGCAATCACAGTATTAGAATTTTTAAAAAAGTGGTTGGAGGAAACTGATGAAACAGAATTAATAATAACAAAAGATACTATTGATTTTGATTTAATTGAATATTGGAAATTTGATTGGAATTATTTAAAATTTAGACTTCCTTATGATTGGGATTGTATTCAACTTGGATTTGAGAATTCTCAATACATACCATTTTATTTACATCCAATACTTCCTTCTAGTACTTTTGGTCCATCGTTACTCAATAGATATTATGTAAAAAAAATAGTTAAATTGCATTGTATTGGTAGTCAATATAAACTGAATAATTATATTGCAAATATGTATTTTAGCGGACAATCGGGAACAGTTGATTATTTCATTGGGCACAACGGAAATACTTATTCGATGCCATTATTTCCAAATAAACCAGAATTCTTTGATAAAAATACTAAAAAATATGTTCTAGTTTATATCTGTAAAAATGCATATCATGAATGGTGGAAGAAAGAAAGTAGCAAATTTAATCTAGATGAGATATTTACTTACGGAAAATATAATGATATTGGAATGGTAAAAAAACTTCGTAAAAAATAATTAAAATTATGAATATTAATCTGTCAAACAAGTTAAAAGGGCTTCCTCATATCTATTATGTAAATTTGGATAATAGAACTGATAGAAAAAAATATATGGAATCCCAGTTTGATTTTTGGAGAATAAAAGATTATACTAGAGTGTCTTCTTCAAAATACTTAGCATCTGAGTCTGAATCTTGGGCAAATAAAGTTATTGATGGGAGCATAAAAAATTTATCCTCATATGTTGTTGGTAATGCAATAACCCACTTAGAACTTCTAAAAGATTGGGTTAATAATTCTAGCGATGATTATGTGATATTAATGGAAGATGATTATGATTTGAATTTAATACAGTATTGGAAATTTGATTGGCAATACCTTATGTCTAGGTTGCCTTATGACTGGGACTGTATTCAATTGGGATTTGAATCAAAAGAATTTATTCCATTTTTTCTACATCCAAAATTAAGACATAGTTATTTTGGACCTGTTATGATTACTAGAGAATATGCTAAAAAGATATTAAGATTGCATTGTGTTGGGGAAGATAAGTATTCTTTAGATAAATTGATGGGAGATTATAATTTTAAAGTTTGTTCTACTTCAGTAGATTATTTTATGGGACATACTGGCAGAACATATTCTATTCCATTGATAACTACAAATGTTGATCTTGGTAGCACTGAAAGTGACATACAAATAGAGAGGCGTCATCATGTTAAATCCAGAGCCGCATATTATTATTGGTGGATGAAGAGAAGTATGAAATATAGTTTAGATGAATTTTTTACCTATGGAAAACCAAACGATCAAGAGATGGTTATTAGTACGGTTGACTATTAAATAAAAAATGATTATAATGTCTTTATTTAAATGTATAGTACTAATGAGTGGGGAAAATTAAAAAAAATTGTAGTTGGTGTTGCTGACTATGCTGTAGTTCCCCCAGTTGATAAAAGTTTGCGGACTATTAACTATGCTGATCTTAAGGATACTTCTGAAATCAAGGTTGGACCATATCCAGAGCAAGTAATTGAAGAAGCAAATGAAGATTTAGAAATACTTGTAGATTTTTTAAAGTCTCAAGATGTAGAAGTATTGAGACCAAAAAGAGAAAAAACAGATTATTATAACTATTGCCCAAGAGATTGTGTATTCGTTCATGGTGAAGTTGCATTAGCGACACCAATGCCATTAAGATCCAGATTGGGTAATTGGAGATCTTATTCTCATCATTTGACCGATGTTATTGAAATGCCTTGTTGTTATTTCGATGATCTTTACAATGAAGAATGTGTTGGAAATCCAGACATTCTTGCATTGACTGAAGTAACTCCTGCATTTGATGCCGCCAATATAATTCGTGCAAATAATGAGATTTTATATCTGGTATCAAATAGTGGAAATGTTGCGGGTGCAAAATATTTACAATCACTTTTGGATGAACATTATGATGGAGAAGTTCAGGTAAATCTTCTCCAAAATGTATATTCATATGTTCATATTGATACTACTATTGCATTTTTAAGAGAAGGTCTTTTACTTGCAAATCCAAGTAGAATAAAAGATAAAGATGATTTGCCTGAACCATTTAATGAGTGGGAAATAATTTGGTGCCCAGAACCTGTAGACACTGGATACTATCCAGGTTATAATCATGCATCACCTTGGTCCAATATGAACTTGCTTAGTGTTAGTCATGAGTTAGTAGTCTTGGAAGAACATCAACATCCAACTAGACAAGTATTGGAAAGATATGGGATTGAGTGTGCTATGCTTCCCATGAGACAACAAAGAACATTAAGTGGTGGATTTCATTGCGTAACTTTAGACCTTGAGAGAGAATAATTATGGAAATTGGATTTATTGGATTGGGTAAATTGGGTATGGCATGTGCGGAAGAAATAGTTCTGCATGGGCATAATGTATATGGGTATGATATTTGTGATAAAAATAGTAACCTAGTACAAGTTAAAAAAAGTATTGAGGATGTTGTAAAAATTAGCGATATTGTTTTTATTGCTGTTCCAACTCCCCATGATCCAGAATATGATGGTAGTAAGCCATGTATGGACTTGAATCCAAAAGATTTTAGTTATGACATTGTAAAGGAGTGTTTGATTGAATCAAATTGTTATATGAATAAGAATCAACTTTTGGTTCTTATTTCTACAGTTCTTCCTGGAACAACTAGAAATCAATTTTCGAGATTAGTCCAGAATACTCGATTTGTTTATAATCCATATCTTATTGCAATGGGGTCTGTTGCTTGGGATATGGTCAACCCAGAAATGGTAATGATTGGTACTGAAGATGGTACTGAAACTGGGGATGCTAAACAACTCATTGAATTCTATAAAACTGTTATGGAAAATGATCCCCCATATGTTGTTGGTACGTGGGATGAATGTGAATGTATTAAAGTTTTTTATAATACATTTATTAGCAACAAAATTAGTTTTGTGAATATGATACAAGATGTTGCCGAAAAATCTAAGAATATTAATGTTGATGTTGTTACAAGTGCGTTATGCCTTGGTGCATCTAGAATCATTAGTCCTCATTATATGAAGGCAGGAATGGGTGATGGTGGTGCTTGCCATCCAAGAGATAATATTGCCCTCCGTTATCTTGCAGAAAAACTAGATCTGGGGTATGATTTCTTTGAAGGAATTATGCGTTCTAGAGAAGTTCAAGCAAAAAATCTTGCTAAAAAGTTAGTTGAACTTGCTGGCGATGTCCTACCAATTGTCATTCATGGAAAAGCATATAAACCAAAGGTTCCTTATATTGATGGGAGTTATAGTCTTTTAGTTGGGCATTATTGTGCTGAGATGGGCAAACCACCAATTTATGTTGACAAATATACTGGAGACGAATATACTCCTGATGGTCCTGCAGTTTTTCTTCTTGCTCACAGTGCATCTACAACTTACTGGCATGATGAGAGTAATGATGAACTTTATTGCAATATTCCAAAAGGAAGTGTTGTTCTGGATCCGTGGAGAAAATTTAAGTCAAATGATGTTAACGTAATTTATTACGGCAACACTCGATTTGGTTCTTGACTAGACATTCAAAATCTGTTATTCTTTTAAAGAGAATCTAAAAACCTATGCAAATCATTGATACAAAAAAATATATTGAATTTGTTCGCCAAACTACAAGTCCTGCAAGTAGCGACTTTACACAACTTCTTTCCCGAATGACCGAACTTGAGGCAACTCATGATGCCGATGTTCCTCGTTTGATTACAGCAGCTTTTGGTATGAGTGCCGAAGCTGGAGAGTTTACTGAAGTGGTTAAAAAAATTATTCTTCAAGGTAAACCTTATAATGAAGAAAATGCCTTCCACTTAAAACGTGAACTTGGTGATATTTGTTGGTATCTTGCTCAAGCGTGTATGGCACTTGATACTAATTTTGAAGAAATCCTTCAAATGAATTATGAAAAGTTAAGTGCTCGTTATCCAGAAGGAACATTTGATGTTTACCGTTCCGAAAATAGGGTAGAAGGAGATCTCTGATAATATGCCTCCCATATTGGGAGGTTTTTTTATAAATATTTTTATAAAAAGAATTAGGAAAATGGATTTTTGTAACCCAGACGGAATGAGAGATTTGTACAACTCTCTATATCTTTCAGAAGAAGTTGATATTGAAGAAGGTAAGAAAGAGTTTCCTTCTGCTAAGGTTGCTAAACAAGAGGAAAAGCATAGAAAAGCAGCTGTTTCTCAAAAAGGTGGTAGTAGAGGTTCTTCTAAAAATCGTGCAATGAAGATGAGTTCAATTCGTGGTGCTATAGAACGTGGAGAAGATCCAAGAGCAGATGGATATGGTGGTGCTCGTGCTGCTCGCGGAAATCCACCTGAAGACCATCGTGCGGCATTTTCAAAAAATCCTTTAAACAATCCTCCAAGACCAGTTAAAAAACCTGGAGTTAATAAAGAGGAATTTGACGCTATTGTAGAATATTTGTTTGTTGAAGGTTATGCTGATACTTTTGAATCTGCAGAATTAATGGCAGAAAATATTAGTGAAGTTTGGATTGATGAAATTCTTGAAGCATATAAAGAGTTTCCAACTGCAAAAGTAATGAATAAAGCAGGAAAACTTATGGGTTCTTCTGCTGGTAAAACTGATTCCGCAAGTAAGAAGAAAGAAAAGCGTGGTATTAAGATGATGGATACAATGATGCAGCACACACCAGATTGATAATAAATAAAATATAATTTTTGTCCCCCTTGACAAAAGTTGAGGGGGACTTTATAATATGGAGTATGGGGGATTAGTTTAGTGGTAAAACGGGTGCTTTGCAAGCATCAATCACCAGTTCGACTCTGGTATTCTCCATATGCCTAAGTGGTGGAATGGTAGACACAGCGGACTTAGAATCCGCCGCCTTAAAAAGCGTGGAAGTTCGAATCTTCTCTTGGGCACTAAATATTTTAAATGCAGTTAAAATTCCAAAATGGAACTAAGGGGTGCAAAGACTATAATAGATGATTTAAAAAAACACTTAAAAAGTAGGAATAAAATAAAAATAGATATTCAAGGTGATTATGCATATAAAACTAACACCAAACAAACCACATTTGTAATTATAAAATCTAATGATAGGTCTGACACTTTAGAAGTAGTTACTGATGCTTTAACAGATATTGGGGTAAAATATATTGAAGGGAGAGTTACAGGAAGTTCTTTTCCTGGATTGACAATAACTGATTTTAAAAAATTTGGTAAAAGAGAAAAAGAAATAAGAATATTATTTAAATTTCCAGATGGTGCAGATTCAAAATCTTATAATATTTGGAATGAGTTATTAGATAAGCATGTTTTTCCTAAGAATTCTAGTTTGAAAAGGCAACCATCCAATAACTATGAATTAAATGTTTTGAGATTAATTAATTCTAAAATACAAGAAAGTGGTAACGGAAAACCAATCGATATTAAAATAAAAAATAAAACATATAAAAATATTGCTGGATTTGTTGGTGGAGTTGGAACAAAAAAAGCAGATTTTGTTGTAATAGATTATGATGGAAATGAAGTATGCTTTATTTCATATAAAAGTGGATCCACCTCATTAGATTTCCAGCAATATGGGGGAATAACTCAAAGGTCTGGAGATATTATATCTAATCATCCAGAGGTTAAAAAATTTAATGAAGATGTTGTGAATAACTGGGAAAGTTTATCTGATGATTATACTACTTTACATAGAAAAATATCTGATAGAAATTTAAAAAAACAATCTGTATTTGGTAAAGATTATAAAAAAGCATCTGGATATGATAGCGTAGATTTTTTTATTCAGGGGGATCCTAGATTTTCAGTAAGGGGATCTGTTTTACATATTATGTTCTCTACTAAAATTGTTAGAAAAGGTGATTTATCTGGATTATCTAGAGATTATGATCCAGTTTTAGGTGCTAGAACTGGTGAAAGATATAGAAAGATAACTTATAATGGAAGAACCATATATGGAGTTAGAGGTGGTATTTGGACCAAAGGATATATAGTATCTAGAAGAAAAAATAAAGAAATTTAATCAGTTCATAAATATTAGTATATCAAAACAAATATGAAAAGCTTCTCTCAATTTTTAAATGAATCTAATAAATCTCTTGCCGCAATTCACGGTAAGAGATTAGGTCTCGTGCCAGATGGGCATGGTGGATTTTATGACAAAAAAACTGGAGAATTTATAGCCAAGAACGAAGGTGGTAGATTAAAATTCTATAATCAAAATCAAATTATTGGAGAACCAGATCCTAAACAAATTAGAACACCCGCTAATCAAAGACCTGTTTCGACTCAAACTTTCTCTAAAAAAATAAAAAAAGAAAATTATATACCTGATAGACAGGATGAACAGATACTAAGAGAAAAATATATTTCAAGAGAAATATTCAATGAGGGTTCAATAGTTGAGAATTTAAACACAGGTATGGTTGGTAAAATAATTCGTAGAGGAACGAATTATTTAATTTGTGTTACTGAAGATAATAATATGTTCAAGTCTTGGATAAAAGATGTTGTTGAGTGGACTGAAAAATCTGGTGTTCCTGCGGATAAAAGAGAAATAGGAACAGATTCTTTTAGAAAATATGCAATGAAAATGACTGATACTAAAAGAATAAAGAATTTCATAAATAAATATAAGGCAAATTAAAGTAAATTTAATTTTTAATACAATGTTAAGACATATCGTAACTGACCTTCATGGGGTCTATTTAAGAGAGTTTGAAGCACAACTTGGTAAAACTCCAACTAAACCACAATTAGCTAAAAAAGCTCCTCAGAAAGAAGGTGGAGATAAGTCTGATGCTGGTGGAAGTCCAGATGAAAAAATTAAAAAGCAAGCAAGACAACTTGCATACGACACTAGATATAAGTCAAGAAGAGAAGGTATACCTTTAGAGAGAGCATGGTCTCAAGTTCTTCAAAATTCTTCTGCATCTGCTCCAGTTAAAGAACTTGCCAAAGGTATGGTATTTGGTGGTTCAGTAAAAGAAGATGTTGATGGTAATATTAATGAAGCAGATGATAATAAGAAAGAAATGGTTTTAGTTACTCCTGTAAAAGGATATGGTAAACCATATAGAAGATATGCAACTTTAAAGAAAAAATATGAATTGAGAAGAAACCCACAAATTCAATCTGTTGTTGGTACTTCTTATGGAACTCCTTATGAGGGAGAAAAGAAAAAAGGAGAACAAACTGCTGCGGCACTTCAGCATAAGACTCCCGAAAAGAAGGCTAAAAAAGATTATGATGGTGATGGAAAAGTAGAAAGTGGTGCAAAAGAATATCGCGGTGCAGTTCATAACGCTATTCAACGCAAAAAAGGTGGAAAACCAGATGGTAAAGATACATCTAATGTAAAAGAGTCATTCTCAAATTGGAGAGAAGATCTTATTGAAGTTGCTGATATTTTAGATAATCAAAAAGACCAAAAGAAAATTTCTGAGAAAAAAGTAAATAATAAAATTAAAATTAATCCAGATATAAAAGAAACGGTATCTCTATTTGGTGGAGAACTTATTGACGTTCAAGAAATTACCGAAGATTATTTGAACGAATCTATTGATATTGCATCTGAATATTTCTATCAGTGTGGATTAAATGAATATGGATTAGATATGGTTATTGAAGAACTTGGATTAGAAAAGTTCACTGATTTTGTTTTTTATATTTCTGAAGATTATGAATTGACCGAGGCAAGAAGAAGTGGACGTATTGAACCAGTAACAAAGGGTGGTAAATCTGTTGGTTCTCTCAAAGGTGGAGCAAAAACTGCAGCTATTAATCGTCTTCGTAAAGAGAAGCAAGCAGCGAGATCTGGTGAAGGATCTAATTCCAAATCCTTAGGAATGACTGCTGCTCTTAGAAGTCAATCATCTGTGGCTAAAAAAATTGCAACTGATAAAGGTAAAAAGGCAGTAGAAAAAGCAAAAGAAGCACAAGGTTCTAAAAAACCACTTAAAGATAGAATTGCAAAAGGTGTTCTTGGTGCTGTTAAGGCATATCAGCAAGGCATGGAGCGTCATAAAGCTGCAACTGCAACTGCTGGTAAGGCATTAAAAGTTGCTGCTAAAGGTGCATCTGAATTTGGTAAAGGTGTTGCTTCTGGAGTTAAGGCAACTGGCACTGCTGCTAAAAAAGTAAAGAAAGCAGTAGTTGGTGAGGCGGTTTATGGTGGAACAAAACCAGAACCAAAAGATACCAGAATGACTGTCACTGCTTCTGATAAAAAGGCAAATACCAAAGCATGGCAAAATTATAAGGCGGGGCATCCTTCGTATAAAGCAGCACCACATCTTGATGAAGAAGAAAGTGATAGAATGAGAGATCGTCAGCTAGAGCGTGGTGGAATGGGTGCTCGTTCTTCAACATCTCCAGAAAGAAGATCTAGTGCGAAACCACAAACTGATGCTGAAAGAAAGGCATCTATGGAAAAATACAAAAAAACTAGTAAAGATGCTTTAGATCTTGTAAGAAAATCTATGGGTAAAGGTTTAATGCAGCAATATGAACCAGAAGGTAATATTATAGGTGAAGCAAAGAAGATGAAAGGCGAAGATCCTTGCTGGAAAGGGTATCAAATGGTGGGGACTAAAAAGAAGCGTGGTAAAGAAGTTCCAAACTGTGTTCCTAAAGAAGAAGTATCTTTAGATGAAAAAATAACATCTAAAACTTCAAAAGAAAAAATCATAAGTGATTTTGTAAAATCTAATGATCCAAAGTTTTCTGGAGATACTAAAAAAGAAAGAATCAATAGGGCATTGGGTGCATGGTATGCAATGCATCGTAATAAAAGTAAAGTAACTGAAGCGATTTCTACAGTAACTGGTCAGCAAGGCAGTGAAGTTGCTAATAAGCAAAAAGATACTGAAAGAAAACAAATGCTTGCTGCACAACAAAAATTAATGCAGAAAAAGCAAATGCTTCAGAGACAGCAATTCCAGCAACAAAAACAAGGTAAATTACCCTTAAATTATGGAGAGGATATTGAATTGAATGATGAAGTAATTGATGAAAAAACAAGATACGCTAAAGAAACTGGTGTTAATTATAGAAAGCAAAAACCACAACCCGAAGGTGGTAGTGCAAAAAGTGATAAAGCATTCCAAAGCGTATCTAAGATGATGCGTAATATGTCTGGTGGTAGACCTGCTGGACAAAGACCAAAGGTAAAAGGTAAAAAACCACCTGAAGCTGGTAAATATGGATCTGAGAGGGAATCACCCGCACAAACAGTAGCAAAGCGTCGTGCTGCTGCTCAAAGAGCACAAGATATGATGCATTCTAGATTTGATTAAAAATGAGTGCAACTTTTGATCCTCTTAAAGAGTTTTTAAAATTTGTTCTTGATAGTGAAGAACTCATGGAAAAAGCCGCATCTGTTAAAGATGAGGAGTTTCAAGATTATTTAAATGGAGTTCCTGGATTTAAGAAGTTTTACTTATATAATGATGGAGAATTCCAAATTCAAATATTTCAGTGCCCACCAAATTTTATTGTTCCAGAGCATACCCATCCAAATGTAGATAGTTATGAAGTTTATATGGGTGGATCTATGTGCTTTAGTCATGGTGGAAATTGGGTATTAGGTGAGTATGAAAAAATAAAATATTTCAAACATAGAGATTATTATTGCATACGTGTTCGTCCAGAAGATCCACACGGTGGTGTTATAGGACCAAAGGGTGGACGTTTTATGTCCGTTCAAAGATGGATAAATGGCACAAAACCTAGTTGTGTGGGTTCAGACTATACTGGATTTACAGTATCCGCTGAGCATGTGGGAGATGTTACTTTTGGAAAAGCTGCATTTAAAGAACAAATTTCTTATAAAGATGCAGCTACATTAGAAGAACTTAAACCAGTGTTTAAACTTGATGAAAATGGTGAGGTTTGTGATGTATCATTACCAAAGAGTTGAATATAAAAACTCATAACTCTAAATATTTACAGATCCACTTTAGGAGATTACCATGGGAGCAATTGTAGAAGTCTTAAGACCAGTACTTTTTGCATTTTTGGGTTCTTGCCACACTAAAAAATTAGTATGTGATCTTTTGGATCGTTATGTTCAAACAACCGATAATGATATTGACAATCTTATTTCTAACACAGTAAGAACTGCATTAATGAAAGGTTGCTGATTTAAAAGTACAAATTTTACAGAGAGACCTTTAATTGGGGTCTCTCTTTTTTATAAATACTTTTTAGGAAAATAAATTTTACGGAAGAAAAAACATGGCACTCTGGGGAAATAATGATGCTAAGTTTTCAGGAGGCACAGTATCTCTTAATTACAATACCCTCGTCGTAACTGGTGCTGGCACTTCTTTTGGTGCAGTTGGTGCTGCTGCTACTGGAGACGTAATTAGATTTGGTAGCAGAGATAATTCTACTTATGTTGGAGATGCTGTAATTGTAAGTATTGCAAGTACAACTCAATTATCTATTGCATCTACTGCTGGACTAAGTGGTGCTGCTATCTCTGGATTAGGATTCGATATTAGTGAACTTCCTAAGTACACTGTCCTTGATAGTAATTATTCACAATTCAATGTTCAGAATAATACTGCAGAAACAACAATTGCGGTTAGAACAAGCGTTGCTGCTACTGCTGCTGTAGGTGTAGCAACTGTTGCGATTGCATCCACTTCTGGAATTATTGCTGGTGACACATTCGTGAGTGGTAGTGTTTCTAAAGTAATTGTTTCTATTGCTTCTACAACAGTATCTTTTGGTTCAACCATTGCTGCTTCTCTTGCTGCTGGTGCTAGTGTAAATATTACAAGATCTAGTGGTACTTATCGTAAGAGTGTTTACGGTGTTGCTACTGGTGGACGTAATGCTGCATTAACCACTAAGTATGAATTAACTCATGAAGGATGGGTTGGAGTTACTACTTATGTAGATAGCACTGGAGAATTGAGAGTTAAGAAAGAAACTCTTGTTGCAATGTCTGGTATTACTACAGGTAACACACCAATCTATGACGGTAACCCATTAGCTTGATATAACTTATGCTTTTTGATGAACTGAATGAAAATAATTTTTTATTATTTGCTATTAAGCATTATGAAAATCCTCATGCGGTAACCAAAGAGGATTTTGATAAAGATTTGAATCATTTCAAATACATAAAAAGATTGCTTAAAAGATATAAAAATACGGGACAATTAAAGTCCCATCTTTTAATTAATCACTTTATAATTTTGTATAATATATTTGGTGATGCCACTACACCAATGTTATTTTATAAAATTGAAAAAGAATTGTGGTCAGTAATGAAAACATTTATTCTGTTTTTAAACAGATTGCCAGAGTATCCAAAATGTTATATACATGACATACCAGTTGATATAACTTGTTTAGGAGAACTTCAAAAAATTTACCGAAATGAAAAGTGTTGATAAAGTAATTCAAATACTTAGAGAAATGATGGTTGCTAACGCACCAGGATCTGGTAGCGGATTTAGTACTAAATCTCCCGAAGAAGGTCCAGTTGCAGGTAAAGATACTTTAATTGGAACTGGAGTCAAAAAAAGATACATTTATGGCGGGAGAAAATCTCGTAAAAATTGGATTGATCATTTTAATAAAAAATCATAGAGATTTTAAAATGTTTAACCAAATAGGAGCACCTAAAATGTCAGACACAAAATTGGCAGTTTTAGAAGAAAAGTTAAACATTTATGAAGAACTTTCTAGAGAGATGCTCTCTAAGTTAGAATCTGCAGTAAATAAAATTTCAGAGTCTAATCAAAGAATCGCAAATATTCTCGCTAAACATGATGAAAGAATTGATCAGTCTATTAAAACTGACCAAGTGATTATAAAAATGATCGAAGATGTTAAAGCATCAAATACTGTTGAACATCAATCGGTTATTAAAAGAATAGAAACAGTAGAAGAAACTGTCAGAGGATTATCTCAAACTAAATGGATGTTGGTTGGAATGGGTATATTATCTGGTGTAGTCGCAACGATAATATCAACTATTTTATCTGGATGGATGAGTGCCCAGGATTATAGTCCAAGAATTCAAGAAAATATTATTCTCGAACAACCACAAAATAAATAATTTGGAATTATGGCATACTATGCCACATGAAAAAAAATAAGTATAGAAAATTGAAGAGTTTATATTTTATTCAAAGAATTACAAACTCTGTCATTAAATGGACTTCCTTAATATCCTCTCAGATTAAGGAGACCAGATCTATTGACAAGTCATTTAATCAGTGATACCATTGAGCATCGGATAAAATATTAGTATGGACTTTATTGATGTAAAGTATGTGAACTTATTGTCTCCTAGATTGGATAAATTTAAGTTTGTAAAAACCAATCTTTACAATTTTAGATGTCCTATTTGTGGGGACTCTCAGAAGAATAAAAATAAAACAAGAGGATACTTATATTCTGTAAAGAATAATACTAACTTCAAGTGCCATAATTGTGGTATTAGTATATCATTTAACAATTTTTTAAAAAAAGTAGATCCTAATCTTCATAAACAATATACCTTAGAAAAATTTAAAGAAGGTTTTACTGGTAAAAATTTTGTAGTTGCTGAAGAACCAGAATTTAATTTTGCACCACCATCATTTAATCAGACTAAAAAGTTAAAACTAAATATACCAAAAGCTTCTTCAAATTCTTCTGCAAAAATTTATTTGGAAAGAAGAAAAATAAATCCAGAAAAATTTTATTACGTAGATAAATTTAAAGAATGGACTAATTCGATGGTTCAAACGTTTGACCAAAAAAGTTTGGACTATGATGAACCTAGAATTATAATTCCTTTAATTTATCAAAATAAACTTGTTGGATTTCAAGGAAGAGCATTAGGTTTAAATAAGATTAAATACATTACTATAATGATTGATGATGACGCACCAAAAATCTATGGTCTCGATGAAGTACAAAACGATAAAACTGTGTACATCACAGAAGGTCCATTCGACTCAACTTTCATTCGCAACGCAATTGCTCTTTGTGGAGCTGACGGTGATGTTAGTAAGTGGGGTATTAGCAATCGCGTGTGGATTTATGATAACGAACCACGTAACACAGACATTGTTAATAGAATCGAAAAATGCATCGATAATGGAGAAAAGGTAGTTATTTGGCCAAATACCATACGTGAGAAAGATATAAACGATATGGTTTTATCTGGACATAACGTTGAAAAGATGATAAACTTAAATACTTATTGTGGATTAGAAGCAAAACTTAAATTTACAACCTGGAAAAAAATATGAGTAACGGATTAAAGGTTAAAAAGAGAAGTGGATTGATTGAAAGCATTGATTTGGATAAAATGCATGTTATGGTTGAAGAGGCATGTAGGGATCTTGCTGGAGTATCTGCATCTCAAGTTGAAATGCAATCAGGTATTCAATTTTATGATGGAATAACGACTTCTGAAATTCAAGAAATTCTAATTCGAAGTGCTAGTGATTTAATAGATTTAGATCATCCGAATTATCAATTTGTTGCTGCTCGTTTATTACTTTTCGGAGTTAGGAAGCAACTTTATGGTAAAATGAAGGAACTTCCTCATCTTAAAGAGCATATTACCAATTGTGTAAAATTGAGTGTCTATGATGATGAAATCTTTGTCAAATATTCTGAAGAAGAACTTGATAAAGCAAATGCATATATTGATCATAATCGTGACTATCTGTTCACTTATGCGGGTCTACGTCAAGTCGTTGATAAGTACCTCGTGCAAGATAGAAGCAGTGGTGGTGTATATGAAACACCACAGTTTATGTACATGATGATTGCTCTGACTATCTTTGCAGAGTATCCAAAAGAAACACGTCTTTCCTATGTAAAGAGGTATTATGACGCAATCTCAAAGCACAAAATCAACATCCCCACACCAATCATGGCAGGGGTCAGAACACCACTTCGTCAATTTGCATCTTGTGTTCTCGTTGATGTTGATGACACCCTCGATAGTATCTTTAGCAGCGATATGGCTATTGGCAGGTATGTTGCACAAAGGGCTGGTATCGGCATCAACGCAGGTCGAATCCGTGGTATCAACTCTAAAATCAGAGGTGGAGAGGTACAACATACAGGCGTTGTCCCCTTCCTTAAAAAGTTTGAGTCAACTGTCCGATGCTGTACACAAAACGGTATCCGAGGTGGTTCTGCTACAGTTCACTTTCCTATCTGGCACCAAGAAATAGAAGATATTCTCGTCTTAAAAAATAATAAAGGAACTGAAGATAATCGTGTTCGTAAGTTAGACTACTCTATCCAAATCAGCAAACTGTTCTATGAACGATTCATTCGCAACGAAGAAATCACCCTCTTCTCTCCGCATGATGTTCCTGGTTTGTATGATGCTTTTGGCACTGATCGATTTGACGAGTTATATGTGGATTATGAACGAGATACATCTATTCCAAGAAAAACTATTGGTGCTCAAGAACTTATTCTGGACCTCCTGAAAGAGAGAGCAGAGACTGGTCGTATTTACATCATGAATATCGATCATTGTAACTCACATAGCTCTTTTCTTGATAAAGTAAGCATGTCTAATCTTTGTCAAGAAATTACATTACCAACAGACCCTATTCAACATATTGATGGTTCTGGTGAAATTGCCCTGTGTATTCTTTCTGCAATCAACGTTGGAAAAGTAAAGTCTGATGAGGAACTTGAAGAACTTTGTGAACTTTCAGTACGTGGTTTGGATGAATTGATTGACTATCAGAAATACCCTGTAATGGCGGCAGAAATCGCCACTAAGGCACGTAGATCACTTGGTATTGGTTATATTGGTCTTGCACACTATTTGGCAAAACTTGGATTTAAATATGAATCTCAAGATGCTTGGAATGCTGTTCATGGACTTTCTGAGTCCTTCCAGTATTATCTACTAAAAGCATCAAATCAACTTGCTAAAGAAAAGGGTTCTTGTGGGTATTTTGATAGAACAAAATATTCTCAAGGAATTCTACCAATTGATACATACAAAAAAGACGTAGACGAAATTTCATCAATTCCATACCAACATGATTGGGAAGAACTTAGAGCATCAATCTTGGCTTACGGTCTCAGGCACTCAACACTGTCCGCACAGATGCCATCGGAGAGCAGTTCCGTTGTGTCAAACGCAACCAATGGAATTGAACCACCTCGTGGATACTTGTCCATTAAGAAGTCAAAGAAGGGACCACTTAAGCAAATTGTTCCTCAGTACCAAACTCTCAAGAATAATTATACGCTTCTTTGGGATATGCCTAGTAACACTGGCTATATTAACATTGTTGCTGTGATGCAAAAATTCTTTGACCAAGCAATTTCGGGCAACTGGTCTTATAATCCAGAAAATTATCCAGATAATGAAGTTCCAGTCTCTGTAATGGCGAACGATTTTCTAACTACATATAAGTACGGGTGGAAAACTTCATATTATCAAAACACTTATGATATTAAAACTGATGAAGTTGATGATAATACAACAAGTTCAAAATTGAATAATTTATTGGAAGAGATCTTAAACAGTAAAGATGAAGAAGATTGTGAGAGTTGTAAGATTTAGTTTTCATAACAATTCTAAATCTTAAATATTAGTGGTGATGGTTGGATTACATTATTAGCAAAACGGAGAAAACACATGCAATTTAAATTCCTGGAAACCGAAAATCAATCGAAGATCAAGGGACTGACAGTTTTTAATACTGATCAAGTTAATACTAAAAAACAACCTATGTTTTTTGGCAAACCACTAGGAATTCAAAGATACGATACATACAAATACCCAATTTTTGATAAACTAACCACACAACAATTAGGTTATTTTTGGAGACCTGAAGAAGTTTCTCTTCAGAAGGACCGTGGAGATTATCAAACACTTCGCCCAGAACAAAAGCATATCTATACTTCTAACTTGAAGTATCAAATTATGTTAGATTCTGTTCAAGGACGTGGACCAGGAATGGCATTTATTCCTTATTGTTCTCTTCCAGAATTGGAAGCGTGTATGGAAGTGTGGGGATTTATGGAAATGATCCATAGTCGCTCATACACCTATATTATTAAAAATGTTTATTCCGATCCATCTGAAGTATTTGATGCAATTATAACAGATGACCGTATTTTAGAACGTGCTGCAAGTGTAACTGAATCTTATGATGATTTTATTCAATCTGCACAGTTTTATGCTTCATCTGAAACATGGAAACATCATCTTGAAGGAGTACATTACGCAAAAGAGACCGTCAATGATGTCAAACGAAAACTTTACAGAGCAATCGCAAACGTTAATATTCTTGAAGGTATTCGGTTCTACGTTAGTTTTGCTTGTTCTTTCGCCTTTGGTGAACTTAAGCTTATGGAAGGATCAGCTAAAATCATCTCTCTTATCGCAAGAGACGAAAACCAACATTTAGCTATTACTCAGAATATTCTAAACAAATGGCGTGATGGTGATGATCCAGAAATGGCAAAAATTGCAAAAGAAGAAGAAGAGTGGGTTTATAAAATGTTTGACCGTGCAGTAAATGAAGAAAAACGTTGGGCAGATTATCTGTTCAAAGACGGAAGTATGATTGGTTTGAATGATAAACTTCTTCAGCAGTATGTCGAATGGATTGCAAATCGCAGAATGAAGGCAATTGGATTAAAACCAATTTATGATATTTCAGCAAACAATAATCCACTTCCTTGGACTCAACATTGGATTTCTTCTAAAGGACTTCAAGTTGCTCCCCAAGAAACTGAAGTTGAATCTTATGTGGTTGGTGGAATTAAGCAGGATCTTAAAAAAGATACTTTTAGTGGATTTAAACTTTGAATATTTGGGGAGGGTTAACCTCCCCTTTTTTTATAAATATAATTAAACACAAAAATAGAAAAATGAGCGTTTTTAAACTTACCGAGGCATATAATGCCATTTATGACGAAGATTTGAGATCTGAAGTTGAAGATATGAATGAGGAGTTTGTTGGTGTAGAAGAACTCTCAGATGAAGAATTAGACTCTATTGTTGAAGAAGCAATTTATGATGTTTTAAACGAAGGATTTGATATTGAAGAACTTGATGTAATTTTTGAAGAAGTTATTTTAGAAGCAAAAGTAACCATGGGTCGTGGTGGTGAAGCAGGTGGAAGTGATAAAGTAACTTCTGGATCTGGTAGCAGAATGGCTGCTGCATCTAGATTATCTGCATCTAAAGCAAAAAGAAGACAGGAAAGAATTGCTAAAGTAAAGGGTGCAATTAAAAAGGGTGTTGAAAAAGTAAAGTCTGCCCCTGGTGAAGCAAAGAAGGCAGCAGAGAAAAAGGTAAAGGATGTTAAGCAACAGTCTCACGTAGCTGCTGCTAAGTACGCAAATAAGCGTAATTTGGTTAAAGGGGCTGGTCTTAAGACTCAATCAAGTAAAGGTAGATCGGAACTTCGTTCTGCAGTTGCAAAAGATATTAAATCAAGAGTTGGTGCTAAGATTAAAGCAGCCGCAGATAAAGTAAAGCAAAAAGCAGCATCTGCAGCAGTATCTGGTTATGCTGCCGCAAAGTCTGCTAAGCAAGCAGCATCTGATGTTAAGAACAAGGCAGTTCAATCTGCTAAGAACAAGGCAGCAGTTGCTAAGAGAGGTGCTAAGAGTGCTGTAGGTAAGGCAGCAAGGGCGGTTGCTAGCGGTGCTGGTAAGGTTGCTTCAAGACTTGGTGAAGAGACTGAGGTTGTCGATCTTTATGATGTTATTCTTGAGCATCTAATTGAAAATGGATATGCAGAGACTCCAGAATCAGCAACAGTTATCATGGCAAATATGTCTGAAGAATGGAGACAAAATATTTTAGAAAGTATTTGATAAATGTAATCAAATAACAACAAAGAGACCTTTTACAGGTCTCTTTTTTTATAACTATTGATAGATGTAAATAAAATTCGATGGTCCATATAACTGATATTTACGAATTGAAGGCAAGATTAGATAAGTTAAAACATCAAATTGATAAAGAGTCTAGATATCCTGGGGAGAAGGAACTTGCCCATAAATATCTGAGCAAAGCTATTGACTATGTGAATGAGTTACAGTTATACTAATCCATGGGTCTATGATGGAAAAGTTTTTGAGTCTGATAATATACAAGATTATTTTGGTTTTGTTTATCATATTCACTGCAATACAACTGGTAGGGACTATATTGGTAGAAAATATTTCTGGAGTTTCCGAACACCGAAGGGAAAATCTAGAAAAGTTAAATCAGAGTCTGACTGGAAAAACTATTATGGATCATGTCCAGAGCTAAAAGAAGATGTTCAAAAATTTGGCAAAGAAAATTTTACAAGAACTATTATTTCATTACATAAAACAAAGGGCAAAACTAACTTTGAAGAAACAAGACAATTATTTACAAAAAACGTCCTTACAGAATCCCTTGACGACGGAACCCCGAGGTACTACAATAGCAACATCCTCAACAGGTACTTCCGAAAAGATTATTATGGAAAAGACGACTGAAGATATCGTCTCAGATATTCGTGAATGGTCAATTGACCGAATTCACTATCTGTGTCAAGATAGTACAGAACAAAAATTAAAACTTCAACAATATATGGATGCGGTATCTATATCAGAAGAATTTTCTGAATGGATTGACCTTGATGTGGATTCTAATCAACAATTAGATATCATGTACCTGGAGTATAAGCAAATCTAATTGTTAGAAATCTTGACAAAACATAAATATTAACTTATTATGTAAAAATCCCTGTTATGAGCAGGGTATTTTATTATGAGACTGTGACAATGATTTAGAGCCGTGGGCACTGCCCCTGAGAAGGGGAACTTCTCCTTTGCTTATACGGATGTAGAGTTCTATTAAATTTAATGCTTTTAAAAACACTTTCAATTTTTGCTATTGCTGTTTCGGGATTAGCACCCCTTGAGGCAAAAGCAGCAAGTGGTTGTACCCTTGCTTCACACTATGGAGTTGGCGATGGTTATCACGGACAAACTACTGCTAATGGTGAACGGTATAACGCTTATGGTAAATCAGTTGCACATAGATGGCTTCCATTCGGAACCAGATTACGAGTTACAAATCAACGAACTGGTAAGTCAGTAATTGTGCGTGTAAATGATCGTGGACCTTATGTTGGCGACAGAGACCTAGACCTGTCGTATGGAGCATTCTCCACTATTGCCCATCCAGGGCAAGGTGTTGCCAGCGTATGTTATTCTAGAGTTTAAAAAATTAATATTTTTATAATAAATAGGAGAAAGTGTTAACCAACTTTCTCCTTTTTTATGTTTAATTTTGGTAAAAAGAAACCAAATATAAAACAGTATGCAATAATAGGGATAGTTCTTTCTTCTATCGTTGCGGTATTATCTCAGTGTTCTGGAGTATCTGAAAATAGCGTTTGGGATTTATTTGATGAAATTCAAAGAAAATATTTTCCACAAACTATTCTTAATGAATTTATTATTAAAGATGATGAAAAATTAAACAGAAGAATAAAAAGAGATGTTGATAATGCTATTCAAAAAGTTACTCCAGAATATGATAGAATTATTGAAGAAGCAGATAAGAAGTATCAACCAAAAAAATTAGAAAAACCAGTGGATGATTCTGTTTGTTATACCGACGAGTGTAAATCGCTTGGAGGAGAAATTAGAATTTGTTCTCCTTGGATAGATTCTTGTAAAGAAACTAATATAAATTAAAAAAGATACTTTAGACAATATGGAAGACATTAAAAAACAATATCCAAGTCCATCAGATTTAAATAATCTATATGGACATACCGATTTGGAAGGATTTTCCAAATATCTTGGTGTAAATTATGATACTCTTCTTGAAATAAATAGAAAGAATGCTGAAGTTATTCGAAAATCGGCAAAGGGGTTGACAGAGCAAGACGTTTAGGGTACTATATAGATTGTTCAGGAGGAGAGATCCACTGGCATTTCGGACTGGGGTTCGACTCCCCACAACTCCATAAATCAAGGGGTTGACAAGGTTTCGACGGGGTGTTATGATCTTATCTGTTGATGGAACAAACAACAAACGCCAACAAAATCGTGGCATTCTCTCGTAGCAAAGTTGCTACCTTAGTTTGAGAGACGGGGTGACGACTACCTTGTAATCCAAAGTCGCGGGCAGTGGAATGCTGCCACTTATGCCTCAGTAGCTCAGTGGACTAGAGCATCCGCCTTCTAAGCGGTTGGCCGCAGGTTCGAATCCTGCCTGAGGCGTTGACTTTTAAAATAAAAAGTCTTATAAATAATAACACTTAGGTCGAAAACAATGTCTTATCCAATGCCCAAACAGTTTAGTAATCTCGATTGCCGTTATTGGCATATTGAGGGTACTCCCCTGTTTGTGGATATGGATAAACATATGTAGTATGTAATCCATAAAAACAAAAAGACAGGGGAGAGAAACCAAAAAGTTTCCTCCCCTTTTTTGTTGCCTGTGACAGGTTCCTAAGTGTCCACCAATCTCCCCTAAGAGACCAAACGGTGGTATTCTAATCAAGTGGTCGAGAGAGACCACGATTTGCACCTTGACAATTTAACCCTTGGGTCTGTAACTCAGTTGGTAGAGTAGCGGGCTTTTAACCTGTAAGTCGTCGGTTCGAGCCCGACCAGACCCATTGACCGCCACAGTTCGGTCGTTAAACATAAACTGTTCGGGAGAGTGGCTACTGTTGGCAATATGTGTGGCTGCGGTCTGTAAAACCGTTACAT